ACAAAGCCAGTTGTGGAGTTTACATTGACAGTAGTCGATACAACACTGGTTACAGTAGCAGTATTAGTTTGTGTTTGTGAGATTTCAATGTTGGAATTTGTAGTGACGATACTGCAACTCTCACCTGCTTTGACAGGGCGCATCGACGTTAATTTGACNACACCTGTACCATAATCGCTGTTTGCTGTTGCCAAGAACTCGTTATGGACACCCACGTTTGATGTAGAGCCTTCCAATGTAAACGCTGGTGAAAACTCAACAGTTGCTTTATTCACACGGTCTTCCTTGTTTACCAAATCTGCAAAATTTTGAGCCACAGTTGTAGCATCAAAATCGTCACGCCATTGTCCTGAACCAGTGCCTTGAGCAAGTGTGGCAACGCTACCATTACCGGGTGAAACATAGATACCGGCGGTTGCCAAATCAGATACATCATCAAACTTGATACGTGCCTCCGCACCGCATATCTCTCGATAGTCATCACCTTGCCACAACTCAATGCGTAGCATCTGTTGAACGTTGCGGAACAAGAGTGGTGCAGTACCAACGTAATCCGTATAGTACCGTCGTCGGTATGGTTTGTATGTGTCGAAGTTAATGTACTCGGCACTTACCAAGTATGGTCGCCAAGCGTTGTGTGTTACGTTATCAATGCGGTCTTGCATCTTGAGAATAGTGTGGTCCACTTTGGCTTTAGTTACGCCTCGTGTTTTACCATCGGTAAACGAGGCTTGATTCTGAATATAGCCGTTATCCGCTACTTGATATTCAGATGTAGTAATTGGTGAGGTTGTAAACGTGATTTTGACGTGACCCGTACCAGCAGTATCTCCACCTGTGCTTGCTCCTATGGTTGAAATCTCCAAGTCTTCTTTACCAAATGGGTCAGCATCGCTGTAGATTCTTACTTTGTCACCAACGGTAAAACCGTGATTACGAAAGTCTGTACCTGTGATGTATANTGCACCNGCATCACCATCAGCCGACATCAGTACGGCTTCTTGTGGTCCAATGTCAAGGAGGTCAGCAACTCTTTGGGCGGTTGTGTACACAGTAGCAGTCGGGTCGAGTGGCCTTGTTTCAGGTTCACCGGGTGAGAATACTACTGGCATACATACTCCTCCCTCATCTAAATAGTGGGTGTTCTTGTTCAGAATGCACAGAATTTACGGCATAAGGAATCATACCTTGTTTTGCTTTGATATTACAATCAAAACATGCGAAAAACGCTGGTGAACCGTCCAGTGGATAAATTGGTTCTTCTAAATCGGGGTTACCACATAAAGGGCATCCTTTGGAATAATCTTGTTTCTGTTTCAATAAACTCCATGCTTGATAAAACACCATTTTCTTCCCTCACTTTGTTGCACAATCGGTACACATGCCCATATTGTTTATCATAAACAAGTCATCTTCATCTTCTCGATAAATACCTTTGTAGCATCTTGGACAATGTGTGTCGTATTCTTGACCTTGCCAATCATACGGGTCGTTTTTCATTACCGCCCAAGCATCACGGAAACTGCTGATGTGGTGTACAGCCTTTCGTGCCATACGGTCCATGAGGTCGTCCTCGCTTCGTGGGCGGTCGTCTTCTTCCTCGTCTTCTTCCTCGTCTTCTTCCCTATCCATAAATTGATTGTCAGGCTTTAGGTTGCCTTTTTCATCCATGATTTCAGAAAGTAGTTTGTCTTGTGCAGTTTGAGGTGAAGTATCACGATTTCTTTGAAGAACTTCTTGTTCTTCAGGTCTAAGACTCGTCAAATGGTCAAACACTTGTTGTTCTTCAGGTGAGTTACCAAAATTAGCATCAATAGCCGCTTGCTCNCCTGCTACATCAGGCTCACTAAGCGAACTTCCCAAAGTTTGCCCCTCAAAGGGTACTCTTTCGCCCAAGAATTTGATGTTGTGGGCTTCAGGGTTCATCACCATGTCCCTCATGAGTTTGTCACGGCCTTGTGTAAACATGTCACCAGTAGGGCTTTGACCGCCTTGACGCATTTGGTCAGCCATCATTCGGTTTGCAAGTTGTTGCAAGCGGAACTCTTTGTCGCCCTGCAACACTTTTTGTCGGTGTGGTGCTATTGCTTTAACAAATACTTTACCCATTATATCACGCTCGTTTGGTTTCATCTCGATGGCCTAAGTTGTATTCCATAGGTTTGTCGCAAGCCCCGCAGGTTTCTCTCCACAGGAAGTGAAGAAAGCCGCAATGCGTGCAACGTGTCCCTGCTCCGATGTTAAGCACATCACCNATATGACGATTACGGTTGCGTTGAGCACTCGTTACCCCTGCTAAGGGACTTTCTTTCTTGTCGGCTACGTTACTCACGTCAAAGCGTACGCCTTCTTTACCAGCACGAGCCATGTCGCTTAGGTCAATGTTGCGTACCTCGAATCCCACCTACTCACCTCAAGCGAGTTGATAGAGAACGACGATAAACGTGTTACCAAGCACCGTAATGCATTCAGTACCAAGCACTGCGTTAGTTGCACTCGCATCGCTTACCGCTTGTATAGCGGTTTCGATGGTTGTTTCCAACGTGCTCAAGTCACTGAACTCTTTTGGTGAAAGAGGTCCAATAATCTTTGAACCGACTTTGGTTAGTGCTGCCATGTGTCGTCACCTCAAGAGCGACGACCCATTGCTACAAATGTACATGCACCGCCAACGTTAAGTGTAGAGCCATTTATTCCTGATGTTGGAACTGGGGCTGCTGCACCAATATTGTTTACCATTGCGCCATCAATNGAAACGAGCAAGTCACTCAAATCAATTGCTTCTGCACCATCGGTGCTACCAGTGATTATAACTCGGTCGCCAAAAACGGTTGGTCGTGGGTCAATTGTTACTGCCATTATTCTTCATCTCCTGTAATTTCTTCTGTTGCTTCCTCTTCCTCGGACGGGTTTAGATGTGCCTCAACGAGTTCAAGTGCCTTCGTTTTGGTCATGTACCCACTTGGTGTATCAACGTTTTGTTCATCCAACCAATTGAGTACATCCTTTCGACTCCATCCGGAGTCAGGAATACCATCATTTCCACCGTCTACAGTTACCGCTTCATCACCTTCAATTTTGAAGTGTGCAAGTGGTAAACTGTGTCGCCACTGGTCCAGCCATCCTTGACTTACTTCCAAAGTTTCTCCCCTAATCCATGATGTCGGGGAATCTCTTCGTCGCCTTTCAAAAAAAGGACCAGTGTATGTAACCAAAGGCAAGAAAACTCACCTCAAACAACAAGCATCATCAAAACAACTGATTCAGTAGTACCACTCACGTTTTTGAGAATCAACGGAGTACGCTTGTAAAGTTCCACATTGTCGTTTGTTTGGACTGGTGTATTTTCAGTAAGCGTAATCAAAGTTGCTGTAAGTTCCTTGATAGTTCCAATATGTGCTCCTTCAAGAGTAGTGATTACATCACCAGCACTAAATTGGGTAGTCGCATCAACGGTATCAACTGCAACTGAACTTTCGCTTGTCAAAAAGTGAGAGCCGTCATTCACCAATACTCCTGTTGCAACGGATTGCATCATTAGAGGGTCAAGTGAACCTGAATCTCCCAACCATTGGCAACTTGTGTGAACGATGTCACTGCAAGAACCAGAAAGGGTAAGAGTTGCATTGTCAGTAGCGTTTGACCACTTTGCGACAATCAATCGTGGGTTGTGTACTTCACCACTACCATCGGTATTTGATGCTTGGAAACCAGTTAGAGAACCGGGATAAGCACCGTTAAATCCATCAAGCCACTTGGTCTTGTCTTGGTCTACACCACCTTGTAGTGGTAAATCCATCATAACGTGGACTTCACCTGCTGATGGTGTGTATGTTATTTGTCTGTATGTTACTGCTGCCATATTTCATCATCTCCGTAATTTTTTTTCTCCTCACTTCAAATCCCGAATGGAACCGTGACCTCCAAAGAAAGTGGTCCAAAGTTCTCCCATTGTGCGGTACATACCTTCTTGTCCAAGACGGTTGATAGCGAATGGGTCGCCAGTTTCAATTCCGGACTCAAAGTACTGCGTTGGGATTGCAGTGGAGAAGTATAGGTAATCAGTATCGAGGAAGTACATACGACTTAGAGTGTCAGTTTGTACATCCTTAGAAGGAATGATTGGGACACCGTTGTAAGTAGCAACGATGAAACCAGCCTCAATACCGGGTACACCCTTTACACCGTTGTAGGTAGGGGTGACACGCTTCTCTTCCATAAATCGCTGTTGCGATTGGAGGAGTTGCTGTAGACGCATAAGTGTGTCATATCCAGTTAGGATAACCTTCGGGTTACCACCACGAGTCCAACACTTTTGGAAGAGGTCGTCAAGGTGGTCGAGGGAGAGCACACGGTCTGTACCACTGTTCTCGTTGTGTTCAGCGAGGGACCAAGAGTTTGCACTTCGGTCGATGCTGTACATGTCCTCNTNTNCGGAGGCNGATGCACCAGTAGTAACACGGTCGAGGGACTCGAAATCGTTCCCTGCCGCAGTTCCCTTGTCTGTGGTCATCATCTTGTTGATGTGTTCAGCGTGGTGCTTACCCATCTCTTCCTTGAGGATTGCTCGAATGTCGCCAAGTCCATCGTCCTTGTCAGCAAGGAACATTGCGGTTTCGCTCATGTCGAATGTGTGGACAACCGTCTTTGGCTTGGCCGCAATGTGCTGGAAGGTAGGCTTGGTGGTGTCAGGTAGTGTAGCGTTTTCAGCAACACCGCCACCGACTGTGAAAGAAGGTCGTGCGGTGATGACTCGCCATCCACTGCGCTCCCACGGTCGCTTTGGTAGNATGGAGAAAGCGTTGAACTCTTGGTTCAACTGGCTCCAAACCTTGCGTCCGTAGATTGCTTGGTATGTACCTGCGGTCGTAGACAGCATAGGTGCGTCAGCCTTGAGNAACTCGCTACCGGAGTAGGAGTAACCCATAGCGTTACCTGCGCCGTAATAATATCGTTCCATGTCTGTAATGCTTCGGATGTAATCTCTTGCCATATTCTTCAACTCCTAATTTCAGGCTCCCCTCAACGTTTTGTTTGCAAGGTTGTGAACCTCATCCCATGACATGTTGCCCAAGTCTTGGGTTGATGGTATCTCAACATTTGCGGAGGAAGCAGACTTTGCGATGGTGTGGCTCTCGGTGCTCAAGTTATCAATGCGCTCGGAGAGGTTACCGATTGACTTGAGGACTTCTTCAAGAGGTCCACGAGCATCAAAGGTGCTTCGTGCCGCTTCTTGCTTCTCGATTTCGAGTTCTTTTGCAAGTCGCTGGGAAAAGTTTGCTTCCAAATTGTTTCGGAAGTTTTGTTCAAGAGATGCCGCCTTGTAGACTTCGTATGCATTCTCAATGTCGGCTGATGAAACATTGCCTTCATTGAGGTAACCCTTTGAAAGTTTTGCTGGACCCAATGCTCCGGAAGGTGTCTTACCGCCACCGGAGGTGAGTGCTGAAAGAGCACCAGTAGAAGGAGAACCACCTTCTTGTCCTCGTCCACGTACTTGACCACCAAAGTAGTCAGCACCATCGACGGAATCAGGGTTGTCGAATCCACCAAGTTGAGCCTTAGCCAAGTCGTCAAAGTGAGCACGAGCCGCACCAGTATCTACACCGGCAGACTTCAATGTGTTTTCCATCCAGTTGAGGTATTCGGATGTAATTACATCACCAAATTCTTCACCTTTCATGTATGCTTTGTCGTCACTGTCTTTTTCTTCTTTCATGTCTTCACCATCTTTCTTTTCTTCTTTTGGCTCGTCATCTTTTTTATCCTTCATGCTTTCACGGAGTTGAGGAGGTAGTTCTCCCTTTTCCATAGCATCAAGTCGGGCTTCCAATCGTTCCATAACGTTATTCAAATCAACTTCACTTGTCATATTTGTGTCCTCCTTTAGTATACTGAATTGTGCTTCAGGGTTAATACCCTTCTCACAAATCGTAATTTCGTGCAATTCCATTTTTGAAATCTCTTGGTAGTCGCCTTTGATGTTGTCAGACTTTCGCACTCGCTTGAATGCTTGTCCTCCAATTGAGAATCCACGAAGGTTACCCTTGCGAATCTCGGCGGCTACTTCACGAGCCTTCTCAATATCATTGCGGAGTTGAACAACAACAAACATGCCAGTGTCGTCACATTCGGACTTCCACATTCGGCCATTGCTGTCTACGTAAGAATCCAAGACTTCACCGACTTGGATGTTTGAGTGAGCCAGTTGTACGTTGCGGTACTTCTCACTCTTCATGAACCCGTCAAATGCATCCTTAAGAGCACCACGAGTAATAAGGTCGCCTTGCTTATCGACAAGTTCGACCGATGCATAACCTGCAACAACCAAGTCAGACCCACTCTTGAGGAGAGCGATGTCCATAGAAGGTCGCTTTAGCGTCAGCATTGAACTAACGATTCTTTGTAACCATATTTAAACCCGTACTATACTTTGGAAAGTACAGGTTCATCGTCTTTGAAGTCCAAACTAAGGTGTTCACCCTCTTCGGTATCTGTTTCAACAGGCTTGAAGTGTTGCGGTTTTTTCTTTTTCTTTGGTTCAATATCATCGACTCGTTGATGGTAGTCAGGTAGATTTTGCTCATCAGTAAGTTGTGT